ACCAAACCAATAAGATTTTTCAGATTTCGACAGCCTACGATCAGTTTTGCATTGAAAGTGAGAATAAGCATTAAGTAACGCTGCGGACAAATCTGTAGCGCAATCCCTAATTGTGGGCGCATGCAAACAAATTTTTCCAGAAGTATAAGTGGTGTCGTTCTGTTTCAATACCACTAAAGTATTCTCTCTTATTTTCTTAAATAGTGTGGGGTAATTCATGCAAAAACTATAATACATTAACACATTGTGTAGATAAGGGTGGTCGTGGAAAGTGTATTCTTTCAAATAAAAATCATCAGGGTTAGTGCTTGTTACATTGGGTCTCAAGGTTCCTTGAAATCTCCCTGAATTGCCCTCAGTGGGCATACCATCTTTAAAAGTTTCACTAAATTCTGTGGAACTCAAAAAATCCTTATATCGTCTATCTAGATTTCTCCCTATCGTCTTCAATTTATTAAGTCTACCTTGGTTTGGCTTTCGCCAAGGCTTTGGGGAGTCATAGATCTTCTTAAGTGGTTCATATTGGCCCATTTCATCACGGGCGTAAGGTCTAGGTTGAACAGTCTGATTTAAGCACCGTTTCTCGGGCGCGCTGTTCCTTCGCTTAAGGTTTCGAAGTCTTTTTCTTCGAATTTTGTTGGAGTTGGTCAGTGGCTTGGGATATTCAATTTGAATATGTTCCCTAAATTTCCTACTGTTCTTAGGTTTCTTTTGTTTCAATTTTGTGAAAGGATTGTCCAATCTTGAGGGCTGGGACACCTTATTAATTTGGTATCGCTTAGCCGTCTTGACGGGTTTAATTCTATTGTTAGCAACTTCCTTTCTCTTTGGGACCACTATCTTATATGTGTGTCCATTTGCAATGACTGGTTCGACCTTTCTTTGATTCAATTTAGCTTGAATTGTCAATGCATGTTGCGACCACTGAAATTTGGGTTTAGCCATCAAATTATCGAGTTCTTTCTCAAAATTTTCTTCCAAGATTATTTCTCTCTCTGGAATGGCTTGGTTAGGCTTTTCGTCTGTTAACGTTTCGCCCCACCCTCCTACATTAGGTATATCGACTGGTATAACATCGGTATCTGAATTATCATTCATATCGATTCTTTCATCCAAGTCGAGAGGATTAGGCAAATCCTCTTTTGCTTCTGGTATAACCGGAAGTCTTTCTATTGGTTGTTCTACCCTAAGGTTGACTACATTGTTAGTCACGGGATAGCAATCATGTTGGTCAATGATTTCATCAAGATCGTGCTTACTTATATTGAGCACAGGGTTGACTACTATTTCATTGAAAGGTTTCATAGGTATTACCATCTCGCCAGTTAATTCCTGGTGATTATTGAGGACTTCTAGGTCTTCAGATTGGCAGTACATGTTTGGGTTAATCAAATGAGGCATATCCATCTT